TGGAGGTGCAATAGCATTCACAGCCAACATACCAAGATAAGCAACCGCCATTCCAGCAAGACCGGCGGCTACCTGATTTCCTCCAAACAAAGTTGCAAGAGCCCAAGTAGATCCACCAATCCAAGCAGATGCAGCTAAAACTCCTATAGTTAAAATAATTCTAAGAGCAGATTTATCTTCTCCTTCTCCTCCACCACCTTTAGGAATTTCAATAAGCTGAATAATAGTTCCAGCTATTGGATAGGTCGAGTCCCAATGGCTTCGTGGAACAACTTTTCCATCTAATAAAACAGATACATCTAACGAACTATTCTTTTCGATTATTTCCTGAATAGATAATCCCGGAGAAATCCAACTATCTATAGAATTAGACTCTAAAGGATTTGAATGTGTAAGAACTTTTAAACGATGACTAAATTCGGATGCCGATAAATACCGTGTATCCTTTTCTTCCACGACGTCCCGTATATTCTCTGAAGACATGTATTTGTACCTCTAAAAACATGGATCATTCGTTGTTTGTCAACCAGTATACCAACATGAACAGGATACCCAAAAAGCCTCATTAAAATTCCATCACCGACCCTTCGAGTATCCTGTTCTATTTTAATCCAAGTATGCATGTTGCTTTCTATAAGACTTCCTACTTCTGCAAAATTTGTCGCTGTTGGATATTCATCTATAAATGTTGGTAGCTCTATATTAAACTGCTCCTTATATATTAAGCATAGGAGACCCCAGCAATCAAGACCCTCTATAGTACGTCCTTTGTCTAAAAAAGGTATGCCAATATATTTCTCGAAATTAATCATCTCCTTGCTTTTTAACAGTTAAAAAGCCATTTTAGAAGAGACCAGGAAATGTTGAAGGTAAAAATGTATCACCTGGAAAAGGTTCACTAAGGAAACTTTCTATAGTTATCTCTCCGCTAACAGTTAAATCATTATATGTAATATTCGTAAATCTAAATCCAGTAAATTCAGCTTCAGCAGTATCAGGTGTGCTTGCAAGAACTACCCAAATAGAAACTTCACAGGGCTCGGAACTGATCTGTCTAATTGCTGAAACTATGCTTCGATCAATATTGTCGATGACAATACTACCTCTCGTAATACCAGCTTCAACATTAGAAGGAAGCACTATTTGAAAGGGATAAGCAGTATATGTTTTGGTTTCACCATCAACATCACTCTCTGTATCCACTCCATCACTTGTAAAACGAAGAGGATCAAGACTAAGCCCTACAAAATCTTCATGATCAATCTTAATCAGAATAAGCAAGGCTTCATCTGTCGCTTGTCCATAAACGGCAGATCTAAATGCTTCAGAAGTATCACGGCTCACTGAGTAACTCCATTTGCAACGAAGCTATAAAGCCTCGATTATGAGGTGCATATTGAGGTTCACTCACAAAACGATAAGTTCCTGCCGTACCAGTTCGTGGATGTTTTAATGCAAGGGTTAGTGAACCTGATTTTGTCGTTGTAACAAAAAAATCATCTAACGTCGTAACCAAGGTAGGAGTTAAAAACATCTGAACACCTATCTGTCTAACATTAGATGTCGTCCGTCTCCTCACTTTTACAGGTCCCACATCCATCTGAGTACGAAGCATATTTTTCGGAGGAGTCTCTTTAAGACTATTTTGTAGCCATAAATCTCGTAATGCTGCAGGCCATGTTGTATCTGCCATTATGACCTCCCTACTAAGGATCTACGCAAACCATAAGAACGTTCCATAGATTGTGATAAAGGACCCCCAGACGCTATATCTTGCCCCAACGCCTTTCCTATAACAACTGTAAGATCACGACCGCCTCTTCTATTTTTACTTTCAGATTGTTCAATTTCGGCTCCAGTATTGTTTATGATATTAACACTAAACATACCATCCATACCTACACCAAGTTTACCTCCAGAAAGTCGTGACAGAGGAATCAAAGCTTCTTTTCCAGCTTCCCCACCTATTGCATTAGCACCGGGAAAATAAGTTGGTCCGGAAAGGACTCCACCTTTTGCAAATCCAGGCGCACCATATAGTGGAAAGGCTCCAGGAGCCGTCCATCCACCTCCACCTCCACCTCCAAATGACATAAAAGATCCCATTAATCTACCAAGAGCCTTTGCTATAGGATCTACCAAATATTCTGCAATAACCAGTCTTGCTATCTGTTCTAAAACGCTGGTTATGAAATCTCCAAATTTGAACTCTCCAGTCTTTAAAAAATCGATCCAATAATCTGTCATAGACTGAACTGCATCTTGCCATCCGTCTCTCATACGCTCATATCGATCTATAAACTGATCTAAATCGAAACGATTAATCATAAGTTCAAAATCTGCAGCAGATAGATTACGAGCTTTTCCAAGAGCTATTAAAGCATCTCGTTCACTCATATAAAGAGTTAAAACATCCTCTTGATATTTATGAAGTTTTTTAAAGTAAGTATCATCAGCCTTCCGACGAACATCAAGAGCCTTTACATAAAGCGCATGAATCTTTTTCATTCGTTTCTGCAAAGCTTTTTCTTCATCGTCAACCTCACCAACTTTATCTTTTCCTTTTGGAACTCCAAGACCAATAAGAGGAAATAAGGCTCTAAGACTTACCATTTCATTAGTCCAAAAATCTTTCGATAGATTTGGCTGAATTAGAGCCTCTATTTGATCGAACAAAGGCTGTAACATCTCTAAAATCTTTTCTGAACCAAAACCAACGACCCTTCTAATATTACCCATGAGTTTTTCTAAAAACTCTGTCGTATAAAAATCCTTTATAGGATCTAAATGTTTATTAGCCGTTACTTTAATTCCTTCTACTAAAAGATCTCCTAATTGAAGATATTTTTTTACTCCCCACTTACCAGTAGCAACATAAGTATCCCATATATTTTTTAAATAATTAGTACCTTCTTTTTCAAGTTTTTCAAACATGTCTTGCTGAGATTTTGGAATAACACTAAAATCTAATCCGGTAGGTTTCTTCTTTTTTTCAAAAGATACATGTTCTTTAATTTTTTCAAGAGATTCAATAAGAGCTTCTATTCCTTCAATCATATCACCAAGAAAAGGAACACTTTTAAGAAATTCAAGTTTACTAATAATAAAATTAAATAATCTCTTAAACATATCTTTCCAATAAGTATAAGTTTCATCAGCTATCTTTGCAAGAAACTTGCCTATACCAGAAGCTACTTTAAAAAGAAAGGTCGCTATGGAAACAGAGGAATCTGCAATCATTTTTTCCATCTTTGCAGACCAATTCATATATTCTCGATACCAACCCTTAGCAGCATCTGCAAAATCCTCCCCACTTCCTTCAAACTCTTGTTTAAAAGTCATGAAAGACCCTATTAAAAGTAAGGTTGCTGCTGTTGCTAAAATTAATTTAGCTGTTGTTGCTACAGCAAAAATTGCCATAGCTCTTGTAAGAGCCTTAATTGAAGCTACTGCTAATTCTGCGATTAATAAAGTTCCTACAATTTTTGAGAATATTTTTATTTTTGGACCAGCATTATCAACAGCAGTAGCTAATTTAGCTACAAATTTCACTGTCTCTTCAAAAGCTGTTAGAGCTTTACCTAAAATGGTATTTAAAGTATTCATCAAAATAACGAAACGATCTGCATCTTCAGGAGAAAAAGCTTCCATAAATCTTTCAGCATGATCACTGAGGGTTTGAGCAAAAAGATTATTTATACCTTGTAATTCTGAAGATAATTTAATACTTTGAATAATGACACTACGTATAGATTTTTCCCAAAATTTATAGGCAATCTCGACACTTGATCTACGTAAAAGTTCATTAACAACTTTCTGACGTTCTCCTAACAATTTAAAAACTTTATCAAGAATTTCGACTTGATTTCTCATAGCTCGAAGATCTTTAAGATCTTCTTTAGTTAAAATTCCAACTTTCATCAAAGATCGAGCCAACTGATCAGTCGTTTTAATACGACCATCCATCAATGCTTGAAGCTCTTGTCTAATCTGTCGAGTCGTTGATCCTGTCGTCTGAGCCACCATAACAGTAAAATCAACTACAGAAGCCATTGCCTCTATGGATTGAGGAGCAACTCCACCCAATGTCTGAGAAATCTCATCAATACCAATAGCAAGTTCTTCAAGAGTACTAATCGAGTAGATGCTTGCCTTTCTAAGGGCCTCTACATTAACAGCAGCTCTTGCAAAAGCCTCCGAGAAATTTACAGCTTCTCCAGAGTGAAGTTGAAACCAAAAAGCAAGTTTTGCCTGAGTCTCAGCTAAAACTCCGCTCTCTCGAATAGCTTCTCCAATCGTTTGACTGGTTTTACGTAGCACAGATTCAAAAGCATTCATGGCCCGATAAGCAATAGTAAAACCAAGAGCAATAGTACCAAACTTCTGCCACCAACCCTCTTTTTCTTTTTTAGAAGCTCTAACAGAATTTCTGGCTACTTTATTACGATCACGAATTAATTTACCAGTAGTAACACCGGACATTCTTTTTAATTCTTGATTAAACCGTTTCGCATCGGCTCCTGCCGACTTCAAAGCTTTATTGAAATCTCTTTTATCAAGAAGAAGTTTTCCTCTTACTATTCCTCCGAGATCCACTTTTTCCACCCTTCATTGACTTCAACGAATCCCATGCTGAATCAATGTCTCTTTGAGTTATAGGTCGGAGAATCCGACTGTAGTATCGATCGACATTTTTACGTCCTCGTTCTTCCATGTGAGGATAACTACTAACTTCCAGACCCCTTATCTGCTGCCTTGCAGTTACTTTTGGAATTTCATCGAGATATCTCATAAACTGTCGAACCGTTAGCTTTAAAATATCTTGATGAGTCCATCCAAAAGCGGAAGCTAACATAGCAAAAAGTTCCCACCAATCTAAGGGTTTTTAGAACCTTCCGATTCCTCCTCATCCTCTTCTGGCATCATCCAAGTACGAATTTCGTCTAAAGCCATAGCAGCTGCGCGTAAACCAACAGTCTTAATCTCAGCTACTTCAACTCCAAGCATGAAAGCCAACTGTCGATGTGCCGCAGTTCCTTCTTCACCATCGTCGAGAACATTTGTTGCTTTTAGAAAGACATCCATAGGAACATCTTGAACTATATAAGTTGTTCCACCAAGCACCAACTCTAAAAGATTATCAGCTATTATAGCATCAATATCTACAGTCTTTTTCCCCATAATTTCTCCTTTTAACTTCCGCTCTCGGCGGCATCCTCGTCACCAAGGAAATACAATACATCGTCGCTATCTGGAAATGCAAGAAATGTCACTTCCATAATTCTTTGATCTGACTTTGAAAAGTTAACAGCAAAGTTTCCATCAGGTGCTGCTAAAGGAAATCTCATTCTATCATTCTCATCAGTAGAAACAATACCATTAACATATTTTGTCAATAGCAAACTTTGTCCCTTCGTAGAACGCTTAGTTCCAACAAGACTTGATCCTTTGACACCTTCCTGGTCTCCAATTTGTGTCATTGTTTGATTGAGAGCAAGAGCTAAATTAGTTGCATCATATTTAGCCATAGGTATTACAATAGACGCCCCATGACCAGTTATAACTTGATCCTCCGGACCAGTTCCATATTGATCTGACATAAGATCAGCAGCATCCTGACTAAAATTTACAACTACACCACCTTCAGTCTTACCCAGATCAACTTCTGAGTCATCGGTCCCAAATTTAACTTCGCACGGTCCGAGTTCTAAAGTTGCATCAGCCATTATTTATCCTCCATGTTTAAAACAAAATGATTTAATTCCAGAAGAACGTAAACGTTCCTCAAAATCACTTTGACCAATTAGTTTATAATTCCATTTTTCAAATAATGCAACTAACGCATCTGTTGAAAAATACCATACATGCTCACCCGGTACATAATGCTTCCAATATTTCAATCCTTTTTCCACAGAATCAATAATTGGAAGTGTTAAGAAAATATATTTTCCTCTTAGTAGAGGTATAATATCTAACCTTCGAATGTGTTCAAAAGAGTCCCAAAAAGTTACTACGTCAAAATACTTAAATTCTTTTAGATGTTTAATGAATCCATGATCTTTCTTCAAAAAAGGATCGTATGAATATACATTTACAAGAGAATTAACATCTATATAATGCCCAAAAGTTCCTGCGCCACATCCATAATCTAATAAAGAATTCGTTCTTACCATTGGTGCATATTCTTGAATAAAATTCATTCGTTGACGCATTAACGTGTTTGTAAATTCAACAGTTTCATACAATAAATAATGGATGAGATATTCGTCTCCATAAATTCCATCAGCAGCTGTAAGATCCAGACCTAATCTACATGAAGTACAGTATTGAATCTCTTGTACGTTTTCGAATTTATTCTCACATATTGGGCATAATAGATTCATAAAAATCCTCCGATGTTATAACACCTTTAGTAATATTCAAAGCTGTTGCATATGCCCCATAATGTTCTACTAATGATGGAACTGTAATCATTGCTGAAAAGCCTTTCTCAGTTAATTCTTTACTTTTTCCTAAATCGGATGATTTCATTCCTACTAATGCGAATAAGCCATGAACGTCTTTTAGAAAATCTATAGAAATCATATAAGGAAGATTGCATCCTTCTCGAAGCCTAAATGAACCTACAATAGTATCTTGAACTTCTGACATACCATTTTTATCATATACAGGATGATTTGTATTAAAAGGAGAAACCATCCCAATGTGTAAATCTGGATTTAATTCATAAAGTTGAATCATTTTCTGAATCCAATTAGGCTTCATTATAATATCAGGATCAATTAATATAACATAGTCAAATTCATTTCCTTTTTCTAATTCTTTATAAAGAGCATTCAATAAATAATTATAAGCATGAATAGACGAATTAACATGGTAACTTTCACGAATTTCTTTTTTTTCTATTGCATTTCTTAAATAGAGATGACCTTTTAAAGAAAATGATCCTAAGGTACTTGATAAAAGATCCCAAACTCTTGGATCAGAACTATCATCATCTAAGAAGAAAAACTCTCCATCTACTAAATTACTATTTTTGAAAGAGTCTAAAAAAGTTGTTAATACATTATGCCTATTGTAACATGCAACTAAATAAGCAACCCGCCGTTTACATTCAAGAGGCTCCTCTTTTTTAATTTCAATAGGTTTAATATTGATAATTCGTTCTTGTTTACAATGGGGTAAAAACTCTAATAGATGTTGAATAACTTTATTTGGTCTCATATCCTGCATACAGGCAGGTTCTTTACAATGTTTCCAAGTAGATTTTTGAAAACATGGAGCACAAGATCTATAAGTTCTTAAGATACTATAAGGAACATTTATTGGATGTGCTCGTGCAGTCTGCATTGGACCTTCCAGCAAAAGAACGGGTGTTCCAACTGCATCCGCAAGAACTGTATTACCAGTTGATGGAGCAATTAACAGATCACATTTCTTAATAACTCCAGCAGTTTCTTTTACAGTTAATTGACTGGTAAAATCAATTCCTTCACTATCACCTAATTCACCTTCTAAACCTACTAAAACAACTTCATATCCAAGTCCAATTAGAGTTCGTGATAATTCAGGAAAATGAGGATATCGTTTCTTTTGTTTATCTCCTATATGTAACTTTTCAAAAGTATTCGTAACAGCACAATTTGATAATGCAATAGTTATTTTAACTGGATCAGGTTCAAAATCAACCTCAGCAGGTTTGAAAATATACCCATCATAATCTTGCCAATCAGCTCCAATTGTATCCAAATATAATTGAACTTCATGTGTCCCTAATTTATCCCAGTTTACAACTCCAGCCTGAACATTGCCGAATCGGTCTCTAAATAGTCGAGGAATAGACCAGGATGCAATAAAAGTTTTTAAATATTTTTCTTGATCATATTCAGTCTGGATTGAATTGAATACCCCTTCACTAATTTCACATAAAGCAGGGCTGGTTAAAAAACGTTCATCAGTAATTAAATCAACTTTATAACCCCATTGTTGCAATACTTTTACAGCAGCTGTTGCAAAAATAAAATTTCCAAGACCATTCATAAAGACGTATGCGACTAAACCTTTCATGCTACTTCCCTTTCTGAAATAAAAATGCCATGATTATGAATTGGTCTATTCATTTTAGGAATAAAATTTACCATTCGTTGAAAAACATCTGCCGGAGTTATATTATTCATACAAAATCTATGCTCACACTTTCCCCAGAAACCTTTTTGAAAGCAAGGGGCACATGAAATGTAACTTCGAACTACATCCCAATTAACTGTAATAGCATGTTGCTTCGTCATTAATGTAGGCCCTTCAATAAATAAAATAGGTGTCCCAACTGCATCAGCTATCCAAGCATTTCCCGTAGAATTGCAGATCAATAAATCACATTGCTGTATAACACTGGCTGCTTCACGTATTGATAACTTGTCTACAAAATTATGCCCAACACATCCAGCTAATTCATCATTAATGCCTAATAAATAAACTTCATAACCTAAGTCTACTAAGATTTGAGACAATTCAGGAAAACCACTCCAAAATTTTACATCAGACATAGAGGTTCCTGAGCTGACAGATAAAACAATTTTTAACTTATCGGATGCCGAAATTTCTGTATGTATTGGATCGAGTATAAAACCATCAAAATCTTTCCATGTAGCTTCAATCATGTCCAGATAAATTTGAATTTCATGAAGCCCTTCACCATTCCAATCTGTAGAAGGCCATTTACTTAAACCATCAAGTGCAGGAACACACCAAGGAGCAGTATATATCATATCGAATTTTTCAGGTTCGTAAACATAAACAACATCATCGAAAATATCTTTACTAAGTTCGACTAATGCAGGATTTCGAGCAAACCCTTTAGTAGTAATTAAAGTTAGTTTGTCATCTGCTGACCTATTCTTGAGAATTTTAAGTGCGGCAGTTAAGCCAATAAAATTTCCAATTCCATTTGCAAAAGGGATTCCTATAGAATTTGACATGCTTCTCTCCAGAAATCTTCCTTAGATAGATTACCAACTAAACA